TTAGCGGGTACCGTTTCCTGCGCAACCGCCTCTTTATCCCATCGCCGGACGACGGCGGAAATGTCATCGCGAACGGCGCAACCCTCGCAATGGAGGGGACGAACGGCGGCACCTATCACGACTGCCAAGTCATCGACAACTACATGGCAGGCGCAAACTATGCGTTTCTGGCATTTGGCGAGCAGCCTGGGCAAACCAACATCGTTGTCACTGGCAATACGTTCACGACGACATGGTGGACCGACGGCGGCATAACGGGCATCTTGCAGGCTGGGCCTTCCCCGGTTCCGTGGGGAACGAACGGCAACGTCAAGTCGAACAATACCTATGCCGACGATTACGGTACCGGCGGCACCGGTACAGGCACGCCGTTGAGTTCTCGGCAGTTTCCAACTGGTAACGGCCCTCGCAAAGGTACGCTGGCCTTCTAGGAGACCCAGATGACCGTCGCAACCACCATTAACAAGATCACCTACCAAGGCAACGGCTCGACAACGTCGTTCTCGTTCAACTTTGCCTTTCCTGCCGGTCTGACGACCTCCCAGGCCGCGCAGTTGCTATCGGTGGTGGTTGTTGACCCGACTGGTACCTCAACGCCAATCAACTTTGGACCGGGCGTGACACAGTACCAGCTCAACATACTGCCACCGGTAGCGCCTAACCCGACTAGTGTGGGTGGCGCAGTCACCTACGCGCCCAACGGCGTTCCACTAGCCGTTGGCAACTTCATCACTATCACCCGCCTCCTGCCCGACGTTCAACCGGTGTCACTTCAAGCTCAGGGCACGCTCTGGCAGACGGTTGTGGAGCAGGTCTTCGATTACCTGACGATGCTAACCCAGCAGCTAATCAACGCAGCTGGGCGCAACCTGATGGCGCCGCCAACTGACCCAGCTGGGCTCAACTACATCCTGCCAGCCGCCGGCGCCAGAGCCAACTCAGCGCTAGTCTTTGACGCCAGCGGCAACGTAGCTACTGGCGTTTTGCCCTCTGGTGGGGTTATCTCCACGCCCATGATCCCGGTGTGCGGGGCTGCCTCGATACCTGTGGCCAGAACCGCCCTGGGCCTTGGCACGATAGCCACCGAGGGCATAGGCGGCGGCCTACAGGATGATGGCGCCAGCAACGTCAGGGTGATCTTTGCCATCAACAAGGCTAGTGGGCCAGCCACCGTTGTCGTAGGGAACTATCTTCAGAGGTTCAAAGCCACCGGCCCACTGACGATAACGCTGAGCAAAGCCAGCACGACGTACTTCAATGGGTTTGGGTTCTGGCTAGAAGTGCTGCCACAGTCAACCGGCCCGGTGACCGTTGCCATCGACGCAGGTGACCAGTTCGAGAATCTACCGAGCGGTCAGAGTATCGTAGCGGCTGTTGGCTCGTCGGCGTTCATCAGCACCGATGCGGCGACGAATGCTACTTGGTATCTGGAACTGTCGCGTGGGGCCCAAGCGACGGCGCCGCCGGTTGGATCGTTCTCAGGTGGACTGTCCATTGATGTAGCCAGCAACACGACGGCGACTTGCAGCGTTGGATCGGTTGTGGTTAGCGATGGACAGAACTACTTCACGACGACACCAACCGGCGGCATCAACACCGCTACTATAGGCCCCGGCGGCCTTGACGTGGGTCCCCTAGCGACCAACACCTTCTACAATGTGTGGGTAATCTATGGCACCCTATCGGGCACGTCGACGTGGATCATGTCCCTTGCGTCGACCTTCACGGCGCTGAAGGCAAACCTACCGGCAACGTACAACGCGGGTGCCCTGCTTGGGGTTCTAAAGACCGCCCCGGCCTCGACGAGCTTGATGGGGACGAAGCAGCGGCTACGACGGGTTGAGTATCTGCCGGGTGTTGGCGCCACCACCGGGCTCCCTACCGCAGCGACAATGACTGGGGTCCAGGGCAGTATTAGCACTCCGACTTGGGTATCGACGGCGTTGACGGGCATAGTCCCGGCAGGTGCAGCATCCTATGACGTGGTGCTGTCTTATCAGACCACTTCAGGTGAATCGGCTTGTATGGCTGCACCGTCGGGCAACTATGGTTCTATTAACTCGACGACTAACCCGCCGCCACTCTCGTTAAGTGGCTTCCAGACGGCCGGGGCAGGGCTCAACAATAACAGTCCAGAGACAGCTATGGCGACCTTCCTCGGTCCTGGCCCGGTGTTCTATGCCAGCAGTGGCGCTGGCGGAATCTTCATCAAAGGCTTTGATCTTAACCTGTGAGGTAACAATGCCCAGCACTACGCGTAAGCAGGCCGTGGCAATGGCTATAGCCGCCCACAGCCCTTCTAAGTCAACAGCGGGTATACCCCAAGGGGTAGCCAAAGAGTTCAACTTAGCCGACAAGAAGACAGGCATTCTTCGAAAGAAGAAGAAATCAAACCCAGGAGGAGAGATGAAGAATGGAGGATACTGAGGAACTCCGCACGCTGAAAGACATTCGGCGTGAGCTTGCCACCATCCGTGAGTTGGTTGGCAAGGTGATCTTCTACATCAGTGAGGCCGAGACAGAGGTCCACGAGAAGATGCGCCGGTTCACCATGTACATGCACGACATCCACGACATAACGTACATGTACGAGCAACGCGGCGTACCAGTCCCGGAGTGGATCAACCGAGAACTGGAGCGATGCGACGATCGGTTTCGGCAGCTATTGAATGAAGCCCTTCAGGAAGGCGGCACCTTTGCCAAGGTCCGGGCAGAGATGGCCAAAGACCCACATTCTAGATGGGACCACGCTAGACGTCTTGAACACTGGAAAGGAGACGGTAAATGAAACAAGGTAGCGCTAAGACGGTCCAGTCGGGCCACCATGTTGAACCTATCTCAAAGTCGATAAACCCCACCTACGTGGCGCAGATGGGGCAGATGCAGGGCAACCACGTCATGGAGAAGGGAGACATTCCCTACAAGACGGAATCTCTGCAACAGGGGCAGACTCTAGCAGCGCCAGAATGCAAGACCACGCAACATCACTCTGGATCACAAGGAAAGCACTAATGGCCATCACACTGGAACGAATCGCCACGCTGTTGCAGGTAGCAGAACTGGCAACTAAGTGGCCAGCACTCAACGGCATCCTAGGCCTCGCCAACGACGAGCTTATCGAGGCCAACAAAGAGGCCCTCAAGCAACTTGAGGAGAAGCAGAAGAAGGAAGCGGAGGAGAGGGCCAAGAAACTCGCTGAGGCTAGGGCGGCTCAAGCGGCCGAGGAAAAAAAAGCAGCAGCATCCACCGCCCCTGACGACGACGAGCCAGCACACGCAAGTGCACGGAGGATCTAATGGCGAGACCAATCCTAAGCGAGTACGGGCCGGAGCGCACAGTCGGTCCAAAGAGCCCACCCGGCGGCGTCACGTCCGCTAAGCCGCTACCGTACAGTGAACCCACCGGCCGAAGGAACATGGGCCGTGGGCCGGGTGACAACGCAACTGTCCACAAGTCAGGATCACAGGGCACTCATGGATCAGGAGCCTCAACAAGCGGAAGTCCCGGCATCGGAGGAACCAAGCACCCCGACGGATCCCAAAGCTAGTGCGACCACCGTACCGCCCACGACACCGGCTAAGATCCTCCAGGTCGAGCCGTTGATCGGACATACGTGCTTCTTGGCACTAGACCAAGACGGCTCCGTCTGGATTGGTACCTTGGCTGATGACCCAAGGGTGCCTTCTCCCACACCTATCGAGTGGGTTCTTATCTGGAGCGGCCCATGACAACCGAGGTCGAAATCGCCAACCGTGCCCTACAGATGCTAGGGACACGTACGACAGTTACCTCGCTTACGGAGAACTCTCCTGAGGCGAGGCAATGTATCATTGCCATTGAGGCCGTGCGCGACGAACTGTTGCGCATGGCACCGTGGAACTGCGCCACGAACTTCCAAACCCTGACGCTGATCTGCGCAGCGCCGGGGACTCCTGAGAACCAAACCGCCGGAACTAACACTTGGCAGAAGGGCACGCCAGCACCGCCATGGACCTACGAGTACGCCTACCCAAGCGACTGCTTGAGACCGTTGTGGATCGTTCCACAATTTACCACTGGCTTTGCGTCGGGGGTTCCTATTACCACGGCCGTTACTGGAGGAGCCCCTCAATACTGGAATGGACCCCCTGTCCGGTTCAAGGTGGGGATCGATCAGATCCTCAACGGAGTCCCGGCGACCGGCGGGGCGGACACGAAGGTGATCCTGACCAACCAACAACAGGCCATCCTTGCCTACGTCAAGCAGATCCTTGACCCCAATGTGATGGATGGGATGTTCGTGCAGGCGTGGGTAGCTGCACTAGCCTCACGGTTGGCCTTTGCGCTGAACGGCGCAAAGGAGCAGGCAAACCTGCTCATCAAGCAAGCCAATCAGTACGTGGTGCTAGCTCGGCAAGCTGATGGCAATGAGGGCCTCACCGTCAATGACGTTACTCCGGACTGGATTAGAATACGCGGCATTGACTTCCCCAATGACTATGGCTGGACTCCGGCCCAGTTCGACTGGGGTAACATGCTTACGTTGTACTAATGAGCAGAAACCTTATCCAAGTAGGCTTTACGTTCGGCGAGTTGTCACCGGCCCTGAACGCTCGTGTCGATCTGAAGCAGTATCGACAGGGCGCAGCTACGATGAGGAACTTCTTCGTCGATTATCGTGCTGGTGCGGCGAGCACTCGACAAGGCACCGACTTTGTTAACCAGTGCCTATCGGTGGGTGCTCGGCTGATACCGTTTCAGACGTCGGTGTTGGTGCCGTACGTGCTGGAGTTCGGTGACTTCTACGTCCGGCCGATGACGATGGGCGCGTCGGTGTTGGAGTCCAACTTCACCATCACCGGCGCCACCAACTCCAATCCGGGACAGATCACTGCCATAGGGCACAACTTTGCGGTTGGCGATTGGGTCTTCATCAACGGCATCGCCGGGATGACGCCGCTCAACGGCCGGGTGTTCAGGGTCGGTAGCGTCAGCGGCAACACGTTCACCCTTGCCAATACCCAAACCGGCGCGTCGATCAATACCCTTGCCTACCCGGCCTACACCACGGGCGGGGTGGTTGGGCGCTTGTACAAGTTCGCCTCACCGTATGCCGTGGCCGATTTGCCGTTGGTTAAGTACGTGCAGATAGCCAACGTGATGTACCTCGTGCACCCGAACTATCCGCCTCAGACCCTGACGTTCACTGGGCCGACCAGTTGGGTCTTTGCGCCTATGGTATTTGGGACGACCGTTGGCTCACCAGCTACCGTGACGGCCACACCGTCGACCGGTGGCACGGTCAACTTTGCCTATCGGGTAACGGCCGTCGACGCACAGAACCAAGAGGGCATACCATCGCCTCAAGCCAATTGCACCTCGGTCAACATTGGCACCACCGCCGGATCAATCCGGGTGACGTGGGCTGCCGTACCCGGTGCGAGTTCCTACAACGTCTACAAAGCCGAGCCTAGCTACTCTGGCGTCGTCCCCGTCGGTGCGGCCTATGGCTTCATCGGCAATGCTACTGGGACCACGCTCGATGACACCAACATTGTCCCTGACTTTGTCACAACGCCGCCTATTGTTCAGAACCCATTCGCCGGTGGCAACAACCCACAAACCGTTTGCTTCTTTCAGCAGCGCCTTTATTTCGGCGGGTCAAACCAGTTCCCCCAAACCTTTTGGGGATCTCAACCCGGCTTCTATACCAACTTCAATGTTTCAGATCCACCTCAAGAGGATGACGCCATCACTGGCACCTTGGTCTCATTGCAGGTCAACGCCATTAAGTCCATGGTGCCTATGCCCGGAGGATTGCTCATCCTCACCGCCAAGGGCACGTGGCTACTTAGCTCGGGTGCATTTGGCTCATCGAATGCTGTGACGCCGATCAACGCCACGGCCACGCCACAGGCTTACTATGGAGCAAGTGATGTCCCTCCCGTTGTCATTGGGCCTGATGTGCTCTTTGTCCAGCGCTCAGGTATCGTCCGGGACTTGGCCTACAACATCAGCAATAATATCTACATGGGCGCTGATGTCTCAATACTCTCA